CCCGCAATAACTTCTTTGGCAACAGTTTCAACAGACTTCAACGTTTTGGAAGCGTTGGAATTATCGGTCTTGGTTGTGTCAGAAGCATTGGAATCATACTTTGGAACACCAAAACCCCGAATGTACCGACCATTGATTGACAGGGTTCTTCTTTTGACGCTGTTTGAATAGTTACCTTCAATGATCGTCATCTTGCCATTGCTGACTTTTTCAACAATACCAACGTGATCAGGTGCGGCGGTATCATCACCGGATCCGGAATCACCCCAATCATAGAAAAGAATATCACCGGGGGAAGGAACATAAGCGTCATTCTCCACCCATTCCCCAAGCTTCTTCAAGGCTTCTACCATGTAATAGCAGCTGCATTCTGTTGGAATAATGCCGGTTGCACCACACTTGATTGCAACGGCTGAAACGAATGTTGCACACCAAGCATCTGTATACTGCACTTTATACCCACGTGCAAGCGGGGAATGTGCGTTGTATACGTCAATAATCTTCTTATGGCTTCCGTCAGATTCATTGCAGCCAATCCAGGACTTTGCCTGATTGACGATTGAAGTTCTTGAAATACCCACTTTTTTACTTTCCTTTCCGTCATATTGCGTAAGATTATACTGTTCAACAAGTTTGAACGTATTCTGAACATACGTTGAACTTGTGGCGTATCCGTCAGCCTTGATTGTTTCCAGGTACTTTTTCGGATCCGTGATTCCCTTCAGGTTGGAATACCGTTCAAGCTGAATGAATTCAAAATACCCCTTCACACCTTCTTCCATGGAGTCATAGACCCGGAAGTTGTCTTTAATCGTGGTATGTACACCGGGGGTATATTCTTCAGAAGTAGTCAGGTTTACGCTTTTCCCCGTCCACTTGGAACCACACTTCAAACCAAAGTAGTTGTGATACTGACTTGCAAGCTTGGATTCACCCCAACCAGATTCAAGGATTGCTTGCGCAATGATCGGGGAATGAACTTTAATACCATAAGAAGCGGCATACTTTATTACATACGCCGCTATCTTTTCAATAAATTCCTGTTTGGTCATGCTGATCACCCCTTCCGTTTGGGTTCTTCATAAGTCATTGCAAGATCACTGTCAGAAATACCTTCCGTTGTCGGATCCGTGACAATACCAAGAATGGCAAGAACCACAAACAGGGCATTCACAACTGCAAGCAGCTTCTGACCAAGATCTGTCAGATCAATGGTGAATCCAAACACGTTTGCAATCACCTGGATCAGCAGCAATACCGCCGGGATCAACGCAATCCAAAAATTCTTATTCTTGATTCTTACTTTCCAGTTAATCATCGTTTTGTTCCCCTTTCTTACTTAGGTTAAGGTTTTCAATGTCTTTCTTCATTTTTTCAATCATCCCGTTCCCACCCAGATCATGATATGCACTATACATATCATTGAAATTTTCATAGGCATAAGACGGGATTGATCCCTTTTCCATGTACTTATCGTGATATTCAATAAGCTGAACCCGAAGCAGCAGCATTGTCCCCCGTGCGTTGGCTTCACGTTCTTTCTTCTGATCCTTCACAAGTTTCACGATGTAGCCAATCAACAGGGGCAACACAATGGAATAGGCAGTTAATAACACTTCTTTTATCATTGGACACGTCCTTCTTTCTGAGCATAAAAATAACCGCCTGTGACCTCATATAACGGTCATATAGCGGTTTTAATCAAGTAGTTGAATATTTCCCTGTCTGTAACCCTTATTCGATTCTACGCCATCCGGCGGGGTATGCGGAAGGTGACCAAACATTGTTGTCAATCAGTGATTCATAAACCACCCCTTCAAAGATAACCCTATCACCTGTCATATACGCATTTGTAGAATCCGGCTGAACCCATTCCAAAGGCGTACCGTCATCACTTGTCAGCACGGTTGCAAACAGTGACGGGGCATTGTCCGGTGTCCAATCTTCCTGTGAAGTATGATCCTGAAGAACTTTGTACAGTGTGCCGTTATAGTTCAGTCTGGTTCCGGTTACATAAGAAATACCCGCTTTCCATTTTTCAACGAATGCGGGTACTTGTAATATTTCTTCATCGGAAAGTGTTGCTGTTTGCTTTACAAGCAGCGCACGCAACTGTTTTGCTTGTCCCCTTGTAATTCCCATCAGTCATACACCCCCAATATGATATTGAAAAATTCTTCCGTCCCTATCTGAACATTGTCCAGAACAGACGGGTCAACTGTTTCAGGATCCACCGGATCCGGTTCAACGTATTCCGGTGTGACTGCTGCATCAAGCTGTTCCCTGATCGAATTGTATTCCGTTTCATCATCGAACTGAACCAATGAAACGCTGTCATACCCTTCACGGGCATCCAGGGCATAAATCACGGAAGCGTCTGAAGCAAGTACGCCAAAAGGTGATTCGGAAGACCGGCACCGCATTGGCATATTCAGACGGTCATTATAACGGACGTATACAATGTTTTCATCACTGAATACGTCTACAATAACACCGTCTTTAACCGCTTTGTAGTACATAATCATAGTCCTTTCTGATATACAATCTTTCATAAAGTTCTTGCATATTCTGAATGGTATGATAGGCATTGAAGTGATAAGCGTATGCACGCCAACTTTGGAAAGCACACCAAACATCAGCCTGGGTAACTTTTCCGGCATCAACATACTTCCGCAACTTCTTCAGCTTTCTTCTTTGGCGGGTCACCGATCGTTTATAGATCTTCTTTATGACCTTCCCGGTGTCTGTAAGAAAGAACCGGGCTTTTAAGTAGGTGAAGCCGTGTGAAAGCTTTACAATCTGCGTTTTCTTTTCATTCAGAATGATTCCAAGTTCATTGCAGATTTCCCGGATGACCTGTAAACATTCCATAAGGTATTCTTTGCTTTCATGGATCAGATAACCATCATCCATATATCGACCATAACATTTTATTTTCATCTTCTGCTTCAGGACATGATCAAGCGGGTTCACGGATGCAAGCGCAAGTGTTTGGCTGATCTGTGAACCAAGCCCCATACCAACGTCACCAAAGTTATCAATGAAATGATATGTCAGGTCAAGAACCCTTTGGTCATCAAAGTGGTCAGCAAGGATTTTCTTTACAAGTTCATGTGATACGTTGTCAAAGAAATGATGGAAGTCAAACAGCAGTATGTAACCATCGTTACCGTGCTTTCTGTAGTGGTACTGTAGGTGTCTTGTCAACCTGTTCATTGCAAAGTGATACCCCTTGTTCTTCCGGCTTGCACCGTTATCATAGATAAAGGTATCTTCAATGACCGGTACCAAGGCATGATCACATAGGCAGCGTTGAACAACACGTTCTTCAATCTTCACACTTTTAATGTGTCGTTTCTTGCCACGTTCAAACAAATCAAATTCAAAGAAACCGTTACTTTTAAATGTCCCCTTCAGAAGCCTTTCCCGTGTCCGGTAGACATTTAACGGTGCCTGTACTATGTATCTTTGCGTTGACGCTTTCCAACCAACTTCACGTCTGCAAATGATGTAAGACTTGTACAGGTTATCATAAGAAAAAATGGCATCAAAAGAAAGAAGCTTCTGCTTTCGCTTGGCTTCCCTCTTTGCCTTTCTTCTTTGATATCTTGCTTCATGTCTTTCCTGACTGTTCATAGCTTCTTCACCAAAATACGCTGTATGACGGTACAGGTTTTCTTAATAGCCACATAGTGTTAATGGAAATGAAACACTGGATAACCTTTAACCAATGCCATGCAAGAAGCGTCCTTCCAAACACATCAGCGTATATATTTACCCTTTCGGGAAGGTCATATTCTCCTTCTATCCTACTATACTGCTTTCGCCTTTTCGGTTACTCGGTCTGAAAAGATAGGATCCCACGCACACGCCGTTTGAGTTGGATGCGTTGTTGTTATTCGCATTACCATTGTTATTGACATTGCAAAACTGAGTGGCGGCACCCGCATACGCCGACCGCAGCCACCAGTACTGTGATACACGTAGAATATAACCTGATTGATTATTGTTGTAACAGTTTCTTATACCTCTGCTTGTCCCTTTCCATGACACCCTTGATAAGGGTGATTTCCGTGCTGATCAACTTTGACCATTCTTCTAATACCTTGGTATCAAAATGTAATAGTTCATAAGCAACTTCAATCTGTGAAACAAGACTTTGCAATTCCACGTAGGCTTTAATAAAAAAGTCACGCCGGATCTGTACTTCATGGGCGTTAGTAGGGTACACGCTGTTTCCCTTCTTTACGTATTCATACACCGCCGTTGCTGACCGTGCAAGGTTTTGCGCAAGAAAGAACGTGTACCTTTTCGGAATGGTGTTCACACACTTTTGAATTGTAAATATTTCAAGTCTACGTGCGGTGTTTAAAAATTCCATGTCCGACACGCCACGTTGACTTCTGACAACGCTCAAGTCTATCACCCCCACGGTCAGTATATCATAACCGTGCAGATTTTTTTACAAAAATTCGCCGCCTTACGGCGGCACCCGGTTGCGCACCGGTAGTTTCTTGGCTTCCCGGTATCTGCCGCCCTTTGTGGCGGCAGATTGTTTGATTCCATGATTATACTGAGAAGCCCACGCACACGCCGTATGAGTTGGATGCGATGTCGTTAATCGCACCACCAAAGCCATTGACACCGCAAAACTGAGTGGCGGCACCCGCATACGCCGACCGCAGCCACCAGTACTGTGCAGATCCGTCACCGTTAAAGGTTTTCTTGATTCTGGAATTGTTGTCTGTAAACAGGCTGAATGTGACTTCACTTGCATCCGTGGATACCTCATTCTTATAAGGTACCGCATTAACATCATGACCAACTTCAGCACGTGACGGGATCCTTAAATAGTCCGTTGACCGTGTGATCACGGAAGACTGATTACCGGCATTTGCAAGCGTAATGGAAGAAGCAATTAGGTTTCTCCACCAAGCGGGTAAAGCCCTGTAGAACGTGTTATTCAACCACGTCCTTAATTCACAGGAATCCCAACCGCCAACGTTTGTGTTAGTTGCGTTCATTCTTCTGTTCAGATTCAGAACACCGACCATATACCAGTCAGCGTTAGACATTCCGTTTCCATCAGCCAATTCATAGTGACCGATGGAATGAAGCCTGAATACAATTTCAACGTCTGTCAGCAACGTCCAGTTCGGAACAAGCTTACACTTATCACCAATACTGAAGTAGTCACCCGCCATACCCATTTTCATGATGGAATAGAATTCAGCAAACGTGTACGCCATGTTATCTTCCGGATCATCGGAATACACATAGTCATACAGGGACGTGTCCTTCATACTGCTTGGTAATTGCGGATAAACATATTGTGCCGTGACAATCATATCATCAACAACATCACTTGTATCCTGATCCCAACCAACCCAAAGGTAACCGGATCTTTCAAGATCTTCCCCTGAATAAGCGCATGAACCATGTGCATTGACCTGGTAGGTTTCAAGAACTGTTCCGTCATAGTCAACGAACTGAACCGTGTTGATCCTTTGCGCACGGGTATAAGTTGCCGTTGCAGTAAGATCAGCAGTTACATTGGAAAGTGAAACATCCCATTTGTAATAGGTGTAAACATAGTCTGTATCCGGGGCTTTTGTCGGGGTTCCAATATACCCTTCCACCACCGGGTCATCAGCAGTTCCATTGTGTTCAACCTGTTCAGTGTACAACGTTGTACCGTCATCATTTAAGAATGTAACGGTGTGTTCTGACAGCAAGGATCCATAGGTAAAGGTCATACCTGGAATGGCTGCAACCAGTGCATTGTACTTGGTAATGCTGACCGCATCAAAGTAACAGGATCCTGTAATGACCGCAACGGAAACGTTATGTCCGTCATCGTCAATACCGCCGCATCTGCTTAACCGCATCAGCGTCTTATACATAGCAATGGTTGTTGACCATACCATATCTTTCAACCGTATACGGGTAAGGTTGGCTGCACCTGACGCAAGCAGCAGCGCATTCAGGGCGGCACTTGCAACGATATTCAAGGTTGTCAGATTGTCGTACCCTTCCAATGTGAAGGTTTCAATCATGTTCAGGTGATTTGCGTATACACTTGTCACCGCATTCAGCATAGCAGTCACAAGTCTTCCGTAATCAGCAAACGTGACACCGGTTATTCCCGATCCCCTGGTATAGCACTGTTTCACATTGACGTTGTTTGAAAGGTCAAGTTCCTGTACCAAGTTCGGGCAATTCTCCACGTTGATGTATTCAAGGGATTTTGCGTTTCTGACGGTCAATTCCGTCATGTTGGTATTCTGGTACCCGTTTACACTGGATCCGATGCTTGCACGCTGAAGCCTTGAACAAGGTGACAGATCTGTATATCCGGGATACAGGCAAGCAAGTTCACCAAGATCCGCAATGAATTCTGCATTCCTTACATAGATTTCAGTATCATTCATGCTTGCGTTTCCAAGGTTGATAGTTACAGGTGTTCCGGCGGTTGTCCTTGCCTGGACTGTACCGGATCCGGCTTTGACTGTAACCCAAAGATCACAATAAGGTGTTATGGTCATCTGTGAAGCCGGTGTTACCCCCGCATACGTAGCGGGTGTATATCCACGAATCGTTGCACTGTTGGCGGTTGCATAAGCCCCCACAAAGTACGATGACATAAATGCACGCTGATAGTGAAGGAATTGCCGCCGCTGCAAGCGTTTCTTACCGTTCAGCATTGGAATGTAAGCGGAAGTTCCAAGAACAGTGAATGTGTCAATGTCCTTTCTCCATGCGTCTTCAATCCAAAGGGATTCACACGCATAATCCTGATACTGATCACACAGGTCAGCAAAGGAATCAAGGTTCCACGCACCCACGCTTTCACGGTTCAGATACATTGCTTTCAGTTCCGCATCAAAGCAGTACCGCATCATGCAGCGCAATACACAATCTGCACCGTTGAATACATTTCTGCTTCCAATGGTATCTGTATCCATGTAACCGTATTTAAGGGTAAGACCACCTTCATTGTCATTACCCATTGTGGTGTCACGGTCATAAGCAAAGCACAAATGCCATTTTTCAAGATTGGAATCATAGGCAATGAAAACGTTTTTAACATTGTTATCAACACACGAAAATACCAGGTTGAAGATCTGATCATACAAAATGGTATCCATGATCATGTGATCAGCCGCTTCATTGGCAAACACCGCTTTCCTGTATGCTGCTGTATCTGCTGTGAAGGTCTGACCGTTCACCACTTTGGCGGTACCAAAGTTAGCATTGGTTGCGCTGTCAGCGTCAAGCGGAACAATCCAGTCAAGGAAGTCTTGCCATAATGCCACGGCTTCAGCTTGCGTGTACACATCTTCATTCAGATACCGGAATTCAAAGTTTACATCCCCTGACCAATCTTCTGTAGACAGGTCATTTGACTTCATTCGACACTGAGCAGATATGTTGTTTCTGAATTCAATGACAATATCATCATACTGGAATACGTCATCATTCTTCTTGCTGTTGTTAAGGCATCCAAGCGAATAGAACACCGTTTCATCCGGCTGTACGTTCATAGCACCAACCTGGATTGCCGTATTTCCCGTATTGTGGAAAAAGAACACCGCCATGTGTCCTTCAATGGTATCACGCACTTTTGCGTTTGCCGCCCTTGCAGCACGGGTATAAGGCTGATAACGGTTATACCATTCAGCTACCAGGATATTATTGATATGTTCCTGTGATGCCACATTGGTTTTGAAGTTCAGATAATTTACACCAATGCTGTTAGCTGTCATTGCATAGGTGGCAAGATGGGTTCCGTCTTCCAGATCAATACCGTCAGCAAAGTTGAAATCTTCATTACAACCCGCCTGAACATAACCAAGGGAAGAAGTACCCTGTGCTTTCTGGACAACGTTGTTTGCAGTCCAGGAATGAGCGGCACCACCCGCAATATATTTGTGGGTAAGTGTTCCGGTAATCCGCTGATCAGATGCTTCAGAAATTCCGGAAGCGTGCCACGTAATAACGTGAAGGTTCGGATTCAGCCGTGCAACAAGATCAGGATCCAGTTTGCCGGAAGAATCATATACCTGGTTCCGGTCATACCTGTTTACGATATCAGAAGAATTTTCACCATCAGCAAAGTAGTTTGCTTTGATTTCCTCTTTGGTCAGGTCACGGGAATATACCCTGACAAGGTACAGAAGAACATCACAGTAATCAGATCCGACCGTGATACCGACCGGTGAAGCCTGACCAAAGTTATCATTGGAAGCATAGATCACTGCTTTGGTAGGAACACCCTTTTCCCAGAACATCATAAGCCGGTCTTCTGAATCCGGTTCAATGTTCAGTTCAAGTTCCGTCCTGTACCCTTCACAAGTCTGAATAGCAAGGGAAGTCTGTTCACTTGTCATGTTTGCACCGTTGGCAAGGATCGTAAGACCAACACTTCCGTTCTTACACTTGATTGCTTCCGCATCAAAATCAGAAGCATTTTCAATCTTGTATATGAACTTCATGTTCCGTCCATTTGTTCTTGCGTCAGTACCAAACAAGTTGTAATTGATGGTCAGACGGTCACCCTTCATAACCTTGATGCACTTGTTACCGTCACCGTCCGTCACAAGACCGCCGTTATGACTGTCAAAATGATTTGAAACAGATAACGTGGTGCCATTATAGTTAAACGTATCAAGATCTGTAATAGTGTTGGCATCAATCTTCAGAACAAGATCATTGGTAATTTCACTGATTTCCGCTGAAAGGGCGTTGATGGTCAGTGTCTTTGTCCATGTAGTGTTTCCACACCGGATACCAAGAACCAGTGTACCGCTGTCAATAGCACGGTAAGACCATACGTGTTCAGCCTGATCCACCGTATCCGTTGCGTAAGCAGCACCGTTTACAAGGAACGTGATATTTGCCGGATTTGCAGACGGATTGATAACACGGTACGGAATATTGATAGTTGTGTACTGATCAAATTCTGTTTCGGTCAGCTTTGCGGCAATAACCGTTGCGGAAGAACTATCTGATACTTCAGCAACGACACACGTTAAGGTGTCGGAAGTAAGCGTCACCCCGGAAAGTGTCATAGTGCCGTATATGCTGATAGTGTGCGCACCAACAGACAGGGGAAGCGTAAAGCTTTGTCTGATACCGGACGTGGTTACTTCCCGTGTGTCATATTCAGATCCGTCAATCAGCATATGCAGAACTTTGGTTCCGGATCCAATCGGTGTCACATATACAACCAGATCACCGGTATTCTTTTCCGTATCACCAAGGTTCCAGGATAAAGTAAATGCTTCAAGCGTGATCGTTACGGTTCTGCTTGCAGACGCACCGTAAGAATCCGTCATCACAAGTTTTACCGTATTGGATCCGGTCGCAAGGTATTCAAACACATCAATGGTATTGTTGCCTTGTGCAACTGTCCTGTTTTCTTTCAGGATACCGCCGACATAAATTGACAGGTTACCGGCACCGGTTTCCATCTGTGTTTCCGTATCCACGGAAGAATATCTAAATGATATCGGTGCGGCTCCGCTTGTAGAAAGTACGGAATAAGCTGAAGCGGAATACATTGCAAAGGTCAGCTTGGAACCGGCTGCACTACTACCGCCACCGCCGCCCGGAATGTATACCGGTTCAATCACATCATCACCGTTGTCATCGTAGAAATGCAGATAAAACGTATCTACATCATATTCAACACTTGTAAAACCAAGACCGCCGGATCCGGAAGAAGCAACCGCAATTCCGGAACTGACGATAGTTCCATTATGTGTCAGGTACAGAAGACCGTCCTGACCAAACATCATACCGTTGGCATAGTTTTGTGCGGAACTGATTGCCTGGTTCAAACTGTTATTAACGGATGTGAACGCATTCTGAAGGGTGGAAAGATCCCGGTCAAAATGTTCAAAGGTTTCCACTACATCAGCACCAAGCTTTTCAAGGGTGACCGCATCGTTTGCAATCTTAGCGGTTGTGACTGCAAGATCAAGGATCTTTGCCGTATTGATAGCCGCATCAACTATTTTTTCCGTTGATACGGCACCTGAAGCAAGCTTTGCAGTTGTAACCGCCCCGTCAGCAAGCTTATCCGTACTAATGGATCCGTCAGCAACAGAAAGTGCCGTAAGGGTGCCGTCATCAATGGCGGCATACAACGCTGTTCTGAACGCATCAGTGTTCAAATCCGGACTGGATACGTCATCATAGCATTGTGCAATTGCATCATGTATTGCCTGACGCACATCTTCCCCATAAACAGCGGAAAGAATCTGTTCCAGGTAATTTTGAATATTGCTCATACTGATTCACCTTCCTGTGTGGGTTTTAGACTTGATTTTCCAAAGCAGCCACACGCTGTACTAATGTTTGATATGTTGCATCTGTTACATAATCTGACAAATCCTGATGTTGGGTAAGGAACCCGGAATCATTTGTCAGATCTGAAGTTTTGGTTGGGATGTTCGCAATCTTAGCATACGTATTGTCAACAGACTGTTGGTATGTTGCAAAGGTTGTTGTCTTTACATATTCGGTTGGAATATCCACTATGACCTGTTCAACAGCACTTTGCGCATTTGCTGCTGACTGTGAAGCACTTTGTGCGCTTGCGGCGGCTGCACTTGCCGATGAACTGACAGATTGAATTTTGTTTGAATTGTTCAATGATTTTTCAGTCATCGTACTGTATGTGTAACCAAAGGTGTATTCCGACTTGTCCGGATTTACCAGGTCAAGGCTGATCTTGGTACACATGAAGTATCTGTCAATCCTGTGGGGTATGCTTATGACCCTGACCATATCGCCAATAGCAATTCTGTTTGTGTTGACATTCAACAGATGCAGATCTACGGCTTTCATGGTCAGCGATACCGCCAATTCTATACCGTTTGCAAGATACGCCCTTCCCTTGGTAAGCAGATTTGAAGCAATCGTTACATCATCCCATTCACACTTTTTCCAGATGTAACCGAATAATGCAACCGCATCCATATCAACCAGGTAATCAACGTTGTTATTGACTGATTTAATTGTCAGTCTTGTTCCGTCATCTGCCTGGACACCAAGGGGGATCAGACACGTGAACACTTCATCCGCTGAAATGTATTCACTGATATCAAGCATATTCACGCCAAATTCTATGATCTGATTACTGACGTGACCGTAATCAGTCACATAATCCACATACCGGGTTGTCCCGTCCTTCCGGGTCCGGATATACCCGCCCAATAGATCCAAGAATTTTTCATTCATTTCATCCCATGTATTTGGGTACTGTAGGGATGAACGGACAATGTAATTGTTGGGATCCGTAACCGTGATGTTTCCGACCGTGAACCGTTTTGCTTCTTCTACCTGACTGTTATGATTGTTTACAAACTGTGTAAAAAGGGCTGTGATACTTCCTGAAAAATCATAGGGTCTTATGATGGAATCAAGAAAGAATGATAATTCCCCTTCACAGTACACATTCTTCCGATTGTAGAAATCTTTCTCATCGTGCAGCACACGTCCCCGGAAGATTTCATCATTCCCGTCATAAACGGTTATGATCGTTGTCAGCTTGTTTATGCTGTCATACAGGGGATTGTTTGGTGGAAGTAAGAAGCTGAAACTTCCCGCCTTGTTTACTTCATAGTTTATCTTTGGTGACAGGACAACATAGTTATCATTGGCAAGATCGGGGGAATACAGTAATCTATTGTCTGCATAAACTGAATACATTACAACCTTCCCCCTCTGTAATCAATTGATATTGTTCCGTTTCCTGTAAAGGTTAAAATGTTGGTACCGTTCTTAATTTTGATATTGACCACCCGGTTTGTTCCTTCTACAAGGGTGTATGTTGTGCCTTCAAAAGCAACCGTCATACTTCCCCCTTCTTCAAGGGTTACAACAAACGCCGGTACAACCGGTTTCCTGTTCCCTTCAATAATGAATTCCAAGCTTCCATTAACTACCAGATCACCATAGTTCCTGATGATTCCGGTTTCAAAATTAAATGGATCCCAACGCCAACGGTCAAGACTTCCAAACTGTTCAAGCTTGTACGGTTCAACCGTCCCTTCAATGGTAATCAGTGATGTTTTCTTGTCAGATTTCCATTCATTCACTTGAACACGCCCTGTATAGAAATACGTGGGGTCTTCATCAAAAATGATGTTCATCTGTTGACCGTGCAAATGATCCAGAATTTCAGAATAGATGTTTGACCACCTTCTTCTTGCATCCAGAACATTAAATTCACACGTGATTTTTCGGTTCTCAAACTTAACATCCCCGGTCAGGGATTCAGTCAAATCAAGACTTCCATCTGAACCGGGGACATCAATGTAAACTGTTTTTGGTGTCGGGGGACTGATGACCGGGCGGGTCTTTAAAATCAGCCCCCAATCACGGTAAGAATGTTTGTCACCAAACGTCACACCGTTCACTATCAGTTCCCCCTTCCTTTGTGATCAATGATTCTTCCCAATTCTGCATCCATTGCCGGGGCAAGTTCCCCAACAACAGCACCGGAATCAAGAACAATCTGTCTGTTCATTGCTGTCATCAGTTCCGGGAAGAATTCAACAAGGATTGAAATTAACCTGTCAAATTTATCTGTCAGATCCCGGTTCTTTTCAGCAACAACGGTTGCAATGTCATCCATCAGATTTGTACGCCCGTACATCATTTCATCCCCGGCTTCACCGGCAACCTTTCCAACACCCGTTGCCGGGTTCAGGTCAAACAGTGTCGGTTCTGTAAACAACATCGGGTTATCCATAGCTTTCTTGTACCAACTGATACCAAAGTGGGGTACACTTGGCGGGTTGATACTGAATTTTCCGCTTATGGATATGTGTGGCAACTTCAAACGTGGTAATGACCAACTGAAGTGCATGATGGATTTCACCTTGTTAATGGCATTCTGTACGGTTGATTTTACGGTATTGAAGATACTTGTGAACTTTGACTTAATAGCATTCAGAACACTGGTAACCGTTGATTTAGCCGCATTCAAACCACTTGAAATAGTTGACTTCACACCGTTTACTGCACTGGAAACCGTTGATTTAATCGAATTCCAAACACTGGTAAACGTAGACTTTACACTGTTCAGAATGCTTGTGATTGTGGACTTAATAGCATTAAATACGCTAGTGATCACTGATTTAATGGCATTAATCACAGATGTGACCACAGACTTGATAGCATTCCAAACAGAAGTTACAACAGCCTTAATTGCGTTCAGTACTGTAGTAATTACAGACTTAATTGCATTCCAGACTGTTGAAAATACGGTCTTTATTGCATTCATCACGGTTGTAATGAATGTTTTCACCGCATTAAGTACCGTGGTAATCACAGTCTTAATAGCATTGATTGCCGTACTGACCGCCGTTTTAATTGCGTTCCAGATTGTCAGGATCGTGTCTTTACAGTTTTCCCAAATAAAACGCCACGGAAGCGTAATCAGATTGAACGCAAGTTTGACAATTTCCACAATGAACATGATTGCCACCTGAACCACGTTCTTTATGGTTTCCCAGACTGTACTTACCGTTGTGCTGATTGCATTCCATATGGTACTGAAGAACGTTGCAATAGCAGTAAATACAGTTTCAATCGTGGTCTTAATTGCGTTCCAGGCATTTGTAAGGAACGTCTTCACGGCATTTACAACCGTAGTGACCACATTTTTAATGTTATTCCAAAGGTTTATCCAGAAGTTCCGGAAGTCTTCATTCGTGTTCCACAAATAAATAAAAGCTGCAACCAATGCGGCAATTGCAGCAATAATCAGAACTATTGGATTTGCCATCAGAACGGAAAATAGTGCTTTAAATCCATTAGCAACCATCTTAACTGTATTCACTAATTGGGGAAGCTTGGTTATAAAGGATCCAACGCCGGACAGGATCTTCCCACCGATCTTCAGAACCGGACTTGCCACTGCTACAATCCCCATGACGGTAGCTATTACGGTTTTCACTTTCGGATTCAGGTTATTAAACCATGTGGTTGCTTTTTCAACCACCCCGCACACCTTTTCAATGGTTGGTGTTAAGGCAGTCAGGAATGATGTACCAAGTTCGATACCGGAATTCTTAATCCGGTTGATAGCTTTTTGCGCTTTCGCACTTGGCGTATCTAGTTTTTCAAGACCTTCCGCAACAACGTCTGTATTATCGGCCATTGTTTCAACGGTTCCGTTGAATTCATCCACGCCGTTATTCAGCAATGCAATGGCTGCTTTTCCGGCTTCAGAAGAACCCCAAAGTTCATTGAAGTTCGTACCGGATTCCTTTGCGTCATCCTGTAATATCTTCAAACAGTCGGCAACGGAATATCCGGAAGCCATAAGTTCTTGGAATGATTTGCCGGTCTTTTCCTTCAGGATCTTACCAACATCGGTACCGGAATCACCCAGTTCATTGAACATACTGTTTGCATACGTTGTTGCTTCAGCCGTTGCAATACCCTGTTTAGTAAGGGATACATAAACCGCTGACAGGTTATCAAGATTCACATTCATGGAACTTGCCGTTGGTATGATCTTACCCATAGAAGAAGCAAGTTCATCAACGGTGGTTTTACCCATGTTCTGTGTTTTTACCAGGTTGTTTGCAATCTTATTTGCATCAGATGCTTCAAGACCATACGCATTGATTGCCGTGGTCATAACGTCCACGGCGGTGCTTGCCTGGGTGAAACCTACTTTTGCAAGATTTGTTGCTGTCCTGGTAAATTCTCCAAGATTTTCAATTGGTACTGAAGCTGACAACGCCTGATATCCAGCTTCTGCAAGTTCCGTTGCTGATTTTCCCGTTTCATTTGAAAGATTCAGGAACGTCTTTGACAGATCATCAACAGATACCTTTGATGTATCAACCAGGGTGCTTACCTTTGCAATACTGTTCTGAAAATCTGAAGCCGATTTTGTTGAAGCGGTCAATGCACCGCCAACTGCAAGTGAAACAGGGGCAATGGCTTTTCCAATTCCGGTCAGCTTGTTTCCAACTGTCTGAAATGTGCTTCCGATTGTGGACGCAAGACTTTGACCTTTAGCAGACACGTCACTGATTGCTGCATCTGCATCATCTTTTTTAATGATGATCGAACCAATCAGCTTGAATATATCCATTCTTTACCCCCTTCCTTCAATTGTGAACTTTGCAAGAACGCCATAAGAATTCTTTACAGTAGTTTCAAGTTGTTCTTTAGAAGCCCGCTGCACTTTCGGAACAATCCCTTCTTCCTGGTCTAACATTTTATTGAAGTCTGACCATGATGTTTCATCCCATGGTGGAAGCTTATGAATATAGAATTCCCATCTTTGACGTTCTCTGTGTTTAGCTTCAAACGTATCTAGGAAATCACAGAATCTTCCGGTAGAAATCACACCATCAAGAAGATCATACGGATTGCCATATTCCACAAACAGGGCATCCATAAATTCAAGTTCGTTTATTTGAACAAGCTTGAAACAACCTTGAAAAAATCCTTAAATTCTTCCTTCTGCAAAATCGCAATGATTGCTTTGGTGAAGTCCACCATGGAAAGGTCTTTTACTTCCGATACCTTCAGACCGGCAACGGATCCAACAAAGGAATAGATTTCTTCTTCACACTTGGGTAAATTGCTTAACAGGATATCAGCCACTTCCATGATCACGTTGAAGCCAACATATGTGACCATATCATCTGTATTTTCAGCCGGATCCGCACCGTCTTCAGCGGTATTCTGCTTCATAAGACCGGTAATATCTTTAATGCGTTCCTGGGTTAATCTTTCTTTTAAGTCCTTAAAACCGATCTTCCCCATGATTTTGAACATGGGGAAGATATCGGTGGACTTTAATTCACGCAATTCAAAGTCCATATGGTATTCCTTTCGTTACGCCTGGGTTTTCGGGTAATAGATGTGATACGGAAGGGTATCAAGATCGGAATCAAGATCTGCATGACACGTAAATGTGTAAGACAGAACCCCCGCTTCCTTGTTCTTACCTTCTGTTTCCAGTCCGGAAGTACAAAGAACGTTTTCCATGATGACAATGATATTCCGCTTATCAAGCGTCTGACCGACAAAGGCAACGTTGTCCAGGTAATCCCCGTCTTCCAGTTCTGCCTTGGATTCAATCACATCATAGTTGTCATCTTCTGAAGTACCGTCCTGTGCGATCAGTGCAGTCTTCAGAACATCCTTTGTCATTTCAAGGACATTGGTTTCCATGGTCGCACTTTCACCAACCTTGACCTTCAGCCCTTTAACCAGAACAAGGGCACCGTCTGCTTCAATGTCCACAAATTCCGGGACAATGGAAAGCTTGCCGCCGCCCTGGGTGGCACCAAAGATAGATTCGGCAAAGTTCCAGGAACCGGGCTGACCGTTGGAACCAGGTGTATAAGCTAAATTTTTATGATACGTTCCCGCACCAAACAGGATGTTTTTAGGTGTCCCCGTTGTAACACCGGTTTTTCCCGCTTTCATACGTTTAACATCTCCATTCCTGAATATGCAAATTTATCTGAATCCTGAAAATATCCTGATCTTCCGACTGTATCGGAAATGAAGAATCATAAGAAACGGCAATCCCTGAACCACTATCAAGAATTGCCGTTAATCCTTCATTTCCAAAATAATCATGGATCATTTGTTTGATATTTTCTAAATCCAAAAAGTTACCTGTATTCGTGCCGGTAAGAATGAACGTTCCTTCTTCATATCCGTCTTCATTGATGGGTGCCTGTTCCTGATATTCACCTACAAAGTAGGGAAATTCAAGATCTGACCCCCACACCATGAATTCATACGGAATATTCAGTTCTTCCATGCACGCATTCATGAAAATAAGTGCTTCTTTTGTCATGACATTGAACCAAACCTTTCTTTTGCTAATGCAATAATCCTTGATTTCAGATTGTTATAAGCGGTAAAGAACGGTCTGTGTCCGGTCTTACCGTGTGTGGTGTACCATTTCCCGGTCTTCTTATCCTTGTAAGTCCATGGGGTTTTTCTTCCATTTCCCTGAAGGGCATGAATTCCGGTTCCGAATTCTTCCCAAATGGCGTTTTGTTCATTGGAACCCATTGTTGCTGTAAGGGTTCCGGAATCAACCTGATGTTGGAAGGATCCTTTTGTTTGTTCGGTGTCCACACGTCCGGCACTGTCATAATTCCGTTGTGTCTGGGACACAATTTCACCCGCCGCTTCATGCAGAAACGCAACGGCGGTATTCTTTAATGCTGCTTTACATTGCATGGAATAATCTTCAAACACTACATTATTAGACACCAAGACCACCCCCAACATACTGCAAATAAATTTCCATATGCTGATGTAGGTTCATGGGATCGTCAATCAAAAGTATCTGATAGATTTCACCATCAATCACCAACCGTGAATTTTCAGAAGTCACGTTTGCACCCCGTGTTGCATTCGTGTACTTGTCGTAATCACAAAGAAAATAATGGGTTGTATCCTGAACCTTGCTCTTGAAATTGACCATTTCATTCTGACCTGATTCAAAATCCAACCAACCAAGAACGGATCCGACACATGACCATGCCGGAACGCCTTGACCTATTTCATTCTTCTGTGTAACCCTGATCTGAATATCAGCGGTTATATTTCCACCTATCGACTTCATCAGAACCGTGCTTTAATATACGGCTGCAAAAAACCCAGCAATGACACGGGGTATCCCATCACCTGGTTATTAGCATCCTGATCATAGTATGTGACTGAATGACGGGATATGGTTTCTGTCTTGATTCCGACCTTCTGACGGTTTTCAACTTCCCACGTCAGAAGGTTGATTACACCTTCCACCACATCAGCCGGATATTTCACCAGGGTAACCAGATTGGAATCAACCGTAAACAGATCTTTGTCAACGGTTATCCCATCTTCCGTAATCCCCTGGATCACATACAGACCATCATTGACACCGGATTTTGATATTTCCACGGTATCACCAACCTTCAGGTACGGTGAAGACCCGGCAAGAAGCGTTCCATTGCTGGGAGCCTTGAACCGTACCGCACGTACCTGAAAGTTATTATTGGTGTACGCCCTGATCAGTTTTTCAACGGCTTCTAATTTCCGCTGCAATACGGTTGTATCCTGACCCGTGAAAACATCCATTGAAGTTAATGTTTCAAGCGTGCAAATCATAGGATACACCCCTTTCCGGGAATCATCCCTTAGACTTGATCAGACCCATCTTGATGTTCTTGTGGTTGAATTTCAGCACATAGTTTGCAGCTGCACCCAGTTCCGCAAATGTCGGGGATTCGGTTGCAACATTATCTACGGCAAAAGAAACACCGTTCGGATGCAGAACCTTGCCCTGTTTGGTGTAGAACTTTTCAACACCAGCAGAAGTTTCCGGATCGTATTCCGTGGTGTACTGGTTGTCATAGTTGGTCTTATCGCAAGACAGGAACGCACCTTCACCAAACAGGAAGGTGTTGTACACTGTATTCGCACCGGTTCCGGTGGAAGTGTAGTAATCAGTGACAAGGACGTGCTTACCGCCGATTGTCGGAAGCGTGATTTCCTTGCTGATCACACCGTTCACAGTGTATTTGTCATAATCGACAAGTTCCATCTTCTTGTATGCAGCAAAGATCTTGCTGTTCATGATCAGAAGACCAAGACCTTCAGCCATATCACCAAGTGCAGCCTGTTCAGCATCAATCAGCGTGGTGGCACCAATCATCTGATTTGCAGCAGCGGTTTCAGCAGTCAGATCAGTGACATGATCCGCAAGACCGGAAAGTCCAAGAACCGCTTTTGCAATGTTCATCAGTTCGTTTTCCCACACCTGGGTATAATATCCGGCAATCTTGTTGCGGATGTTACCCAGCGGATCAGCACCGGTCAGTTCGTGGGTGAAATCCTTTGCTTTAAATGCTTTCATTCTCTGGATCAGCATACAGGTCTGCTTACCGCCGCTGATCTCAACCGGGGTATTATTGGTCAGACCATCATTGTTAAGCGCACCCATATTTGTATCAAAAGCATTCAGCGGGGTATAAAACGGAATAGTTGCAACGTTACCTTTGTCACCGATAGCATCCATAATGGAGTCATCCTGACGAACAATGCCGGACGCAAGAATCGGATTTCTCCAATAATCGACTTCCTGCATCATGCCGGTAAAGACTTCTTCATCAAATTCAAATCCACCAAAACTTCCTGTTCTAGGCATAATTTTTTACCTTTCCTTTCTTAACATTTAGTGTGAAACTTTCTTGTACATTTCCGGATTGGACTTCTTCAGGGCAAGCCGTTCATTGTACCCCATCTTCAGGAACTGTTCACGGGTGACGGTCTTGTTCTTGTCACCGTTCGGAAGATTATTCGGTTCAACAACCTTTCTTCCGTTGGATCCGTCAGCACCAGAAGAACCGGAACCGCCGCCAAACTGACCCGGAAGCTGCGTTTTCAGTCCGGTAATCAAATCGTCAACACCCTTGACCTTATCATCCTGACCAAGTTCAAGGGTCTTTCCTTCTGCTTTCAGCTTTTCGGTAGCTTTGAAGAACACATAATCAATGTCTGTTGCACCGGCTTCAATCAGGGCAAATTTCAGCGCATTTTCGGACTTCAGACGCTTGTTTTCAGCCTGAAGTTCACCAAGCTGGGTTTCATAGGCTGTGATTTTACCCTGAAGTTCAGAATCCTTACCGGCATTCTTCTTCAGATCCGCAATAAGGTTGTTGGCGGTTTCAAGTTCCGTGGTTTTACCGGTCAGACTTGTTTCAAGTGCTGTGTACTTATCCTTGGACACATAACCACCATCCGTAAGGTTTGCAAGCTTGATCTGCTTGTCCTTATTCGCTTCATTACCGTTGAATTCGTTCAACTTTGCAATGAACTGATTGAACAGTTCTTCCCCTAAGATATCCTTCAGAAATTCAAGATTCATTTTGTTATCCTTTCTTCATACTTGTTTTTATATCCGGTGTCACCGGGGTATGACCTTACTTGTATATCCGCATTGGCAAGCGGTATTTCCGGGTGCTTTTAAACGTCATCACCGTTTATTGGACAATAAAAAACCACCGTTGCCGGTGGAATTTACCATTTAACCCATGGATGGAAGATAGCTTTGGATCACCTGACCTTTCCTAAGAAACCAGTCTACGTGCCATTCATCAAAACCCCCTTCCCACGCTTTTATATAAAGTCATATAAGCGTTTTTCCTTCATCATTGATAATTTATAAAGGCATGAAAAAAGACGGTCATATAAACCGCCTTTCATTCTTCCGGATCTATTGCAGTTACACCCGAATTTACTTTTGACATAAAATCATAGAATTCTTTTTTAATATCATCCGGTGCGTCATCTGCACAATGCCATCCATTTTCATCAACCGTTATATATTTGGACTTAATCCAATCACCCGCTATCACAATCATTTGAACGCTTCACCCGCTTCCTTTTTCAATTCTTCAAGAATCTTTGCACTAAACGGTTTTGATTCTGATGAATTGATGTACTCATATGCTACACTTTGCGCAACTGTTTCATCTGCATTTGTCAATCCGTATGAACCAAGGTGCTTCATTCCGTCAAAGACTTCTGAACCGTGTCGTATACCGTACAGTTCGTCTTTTACTTTATTCACCATTCCAAACGTTCCGGTACTGCTGTACTTCCCCCACTCTTTCTTAGGAACGACTGTTTGAAGAACACCATTGGTAAAATACCCGTTTTTCTTCATCTGAATGGCATATGTCAAACCGTGTGCCAATTCATGAATTGCGGTTGCTTTTGGGGATGCTCCCTTGAATTGTTGTCCGGAAAGTATGCCATAAGCATACATTGCCCGTAAATCATCTAAATCCCTTGGACTTTTAAACCCAAGTTCAAGCACCATATCATAGACAATATCCTTTCCAACATATCTTCCTTTTCCTTCAAGTGCATTGATTCCAAGTGTTCCACCACCGCACCTTCTGGTATTTATCGCTGTATAAAGTCCTCTCATTTGTGGGAAATCTTCCATGAAGATTTCAACACCGTCCAGATATTCATTTGCCAATTCAAGCTTCATTCTTCCAAGATTGATTTTACTTTCATCAACCCCAAGTGCCTGGGATATTCTACTTTTTTACTTCTTTAACATCCTTTGCCGGAACAAATTCTTTCTTCTTTGACCTTTCTGCAAGCCTTTGTTTTCTTCTTTCAGTAAGATCAGTAGATTTGTGGTTGTCTGAGAAGTTCAAGTATTTGGCTTTATAATCCTCAAAAGATTTTGATTTGTCAAGTCCGTAAAAATTAGCACGGTCTTTAAGCGTTTGAAGTTCTTCTTCCGTCAACGCCCATTTTGCACGCTGAAGAATGCAGCATCTACAATTGATAGCATTGGCAGCGGAACCGTCACCTGGCTTCATCAGCTTTTCACCGCCAACATCAAAGGGTTCATCTACTTCCCGGATTTGTCCGTCTGCTTCAGCGTGTGCCGGTCTTGTCCTCTGATCCAGTGCAGCATCCCACTGTTTTACGATATCCGCACCGGCTTCCTTTGCAGCCTTTTGTGCATCCAGTGCAGCGGATTGCTGAACCCGGTGACCTTCCGTTCTTGCAATGCGGATTGAATTATTCAATGCCACGTCAAACGGGCTGTTCATCCCCCTTGCAATCTTATCTGCTATATCAATCCAGGAAGAACCGGTTGCAATTCCACGGGATACTTCTGCACGGATTGAATTCTTCAGTCTGGTAACATCTTCACCAAGACGGGTATACATTCCCTTGCTGATCTTGGAATCAATCTGAACCGCCTTTGCTACCTGTTTCTGATCAATCGGTATCGTCAGCGGGATTCCCTGTTTCTGAAGATCATACATCACCCCGGTATAACCGTTTGCGTATGAATCCTGGATAAAATCAGCAATGGTGTCATACTGTTTGGTATCAAGATTCCTCAGTGCAGCATCAATCTGTTTCTGAAGTGCTTTCTGATAACGTTCCTGGTAAATGATGGTCTGAAGGTTTTCCGGTTCAAAGTTTTTCCGGGCATTCAGTTGTGCTATTTTCTTTTCACAGTCCTTCCGGGCTTGATTGTAAACCTGTTTCAGTTCCCGCAAGGTCTTTTGTTCTGCTTTAAGTTGTGCCTGAATTGCTTCCTTCTGAGCCTTGTTCACCACCTTCACCACCTTCATCAGGTTCAATACCGTCAATAGTATCTATTGCGTCATTCAGATCCGTTTCTTCATCAGCCGGAAGCTTGCCTTTGATATCATCATAGTCAATATCCAGAATGTCACAGATCCCACGAATGACTGTTTCATCATCCAGGACATTAGCAAGGGAAAGAAGGATGTTGATTTCAACCTGTTTCCTTTGTGCGTCCGTCAGATCATTTTGCGCATTTTCCTGTTCATTCGACATGATTTCATGATCAAATTCAAACCGAACGGAATCTGACTGATAATCTGTACCGTTTGCCTGGTTGATTTCATCAATGACTACCTGAACGATCTTCCGCAAGAACCGCTTGATACTCTTTTCAAGGCGGTCACACCTAAGATCCAGAAGGGAATACGCTGCCTTTATCGCAATATTCGTTGTTGCGGAAGTGTCTTTCAGTCCTGACAGGTTCAACCCCATGCCAAACCGGTATATGTTCTTTTCATCCAGTTCCATCTTGGTTTTCCGGGCTTCATAAGGAACATCAACCGTATGGACTTCAACACCACCGTCCGGTGCTGTACCAATCAGCTTCTTTGTCTTCAAATTCTGCTGAAGTTCATCAAGATTGTGTCCCTGGAAGCCTTTGACCACATACAGGGGATGATCAAAGTCAATCAGGTTATTTGAAAGGGAACTTGCCATCATGTCATAATCGTCAATCAGTGATTTGATAGGCTTCAAATTGGACTGCTGCTTCTTGTTATTGTCCACCCGGAAGAACGGAATAAACCCTAATCCTTCACCGTATGTCTTTTCATCCCCTTCCAGATGATAGATCACGTGCGGTTTCGGATTGATCGGTTCATCTTCATCATTTTCCACTTCACCTTTATCAGTCTGCACCCAATACTGTGTTTCCTGATCCGTCCAGTCCTGGATTTTCGTGATTGTCCTTCCGTCCTTGTCAACCCGGTCAACATACCAATACAGGATATGCGGCTGACCGTCTTCAGCAAACCGGGCTTCTACTTCCATGACACCAAGGGAATCAGCGCAAGTGAAGCGTAACATATCGTTTTCATCTTTCAGGGCATACATATAAGCAAACCCCTTCACCTGACAATCCGTGATGACTTCAGACAGTTCAGCCTTGAATTCATCGTTGTCATTGAAGCGGTGATCCAATTCATCCTGAAGATTCGGATCATCGGAATGAACAAAACCGTCTTCCCCGGAAAGAATGTATTGTGCTGCCTGATCACACAATTCCGTAAAGAACGGGTGCGGGATCTTCACATTTGCCCTTGCCGTGTCTTCAACCAGTTGACCGTCAGCGTCATAATAGAACATCCGGCAATCTTTGATATCGTGTTCTGCATCATAGTACCGGGCACCTACCCGTGCCTGACGCTTTTTGAATGAAGCCATGTCTTCATCCATAAATAATCTGATTTCTTCTTTCGTCAGCAATGGTTACACCCCCTCAATCAATCCAAGTTCCACATATGCTTTGAAGATCTTGGGGGACTGGACTGCAAACCAGTCAACCAGTTCTTCATTCCGTGCCCACTCACATTCAGCAGACAGACCGGATTCTTCCAGGAATGCGTGAATCAGTTCATGCCGGATCACTTTCTTCTTATACAGTTCAAGATCAGCAAGGGCGTGTTTGTCATTTTCGTGATATTTCATATCTTCAATAATGCACTGATGGACTGACGGATCCGTGAATCCGTCACACCCTTCCAATCCTGGGTACTGTTCTTCATTTCCTTCTATGATTTCATAATCAGTACCTAAAACATTCACTTTCATGCTTATCACCTTAATAAACCCACGTATTAGTTTCATGCCATGCAAGGGTAACAGAATCCGCAATATCGGGGGATCCAATATTCCGGGCTTTCATTTCATCCTTACTTTCAAGCTGAATCTTTCCACGTGAAGTTATCTTCTTCTTTCTGTTAGACAACTGTTTTATCATTTCATCGTCATAGGGTAAATCAAGCGTTGGCGGCTTGCCTTGCATGACCGCACTAAAGTTTTCTTCCAGAGCATCCCGGAATTCACCCCAGATCTGCGCACCTAAATTATGATAATATTCATCAGTTGCAGCAGATCCGTTGTTGACCGGGATGACCGTAAAGGGAAGTTTTTCTTCATAAACCACTTCAATAACCCGGTCAGTCACACCGCCACCAACGCCGGTATCATCAATCTTTATCATCACATGATGGATATTTTTGTATTGTGCCATGATGCTTTTAGCAATCATCAGCACATTACCGGCGGTTTCCATCGTGCTTTTCTTCTCATATTTGAAGAACGGTAAGATCTTGTTTCCGATCCGGGGCGTGATCACCGTACTGTCATCACCGAATCGGGCAACGTCAACACCAAGATGTGCCAGATTTGAAGATAATATTTCAGCGTTTCCAAGGTCACTGTTACAGGCAAGTTCTACCGTTTCCATACTGATCATGGAATCAAGCGCACCTTTGGGGAATTCCCCCAGGATACGCACCCTGACCACATCAGAATCACGTCCGTACTTCTTCATCAGCATTTCAATGTTATCCCGGCTTGTGCGCTTGGAATCCATTGAACTGACTTTGTACGTTTTGAACTTATCCCGGTCAGCATTATGGGAATCATAGAACACACCTTCAAGGCTGTTCGGGTTCCCACACATCAGCAGCTTATTATCAACGCCGGTCAGCGTACCAAGAATAGCTTCCATGATTGGATCCGCAACACCTGATGCTTCATCCACGACTATCAACATATGATCTTCATGGAAGCCTTGCATATTTTCAGGTTTCGTTGCGGTCTTTGCCGTTGCAAACCACCGTTCCGCATCACCGACCATATAGATCTTAGTCTTTGTCCAGGTTAGCAGATCTTTTACCTTGGAACTATTCAGCCATTTTGCGCATTCAGCCCAAAGCACATCATAAAGCTGCTGCATGGTAGGGGCTGTTGCAATCACACGGCAATACGGGCGGCACGTCAGAAACCAGATCACCGCCCATGATTCAAGTGCGGTCTTTCCGACACCCTGACCGGATCTGACTGATATCTTTGGATTATCTGCAAGACAGTTCAGCACATTCTTTTGCCATTCGTCCGGTTCCGCTTCAATAATGTCTTGGACAAATTCAACCGGGTGATCATAGTAAAAATCAAGGGCTTCCAACAGGTCATTCATTCTGTTCACCCCTTCGTTTCGCTATTTCAATGATTGCGGTCTTCCAATCTTGTGCGTTCTGCTTTGCATCAGTCTTTGACTGACCTTCCAGTTCAAGATAGGTCTTTATGGATCCACGCAATTCTGCAATGGCTTTTGACTGTGCGGAAAGGAAGCTTGCGTGTTTATCCCACGCTTCCTGTACCGTCCAGTTTTCACCAATCGTTTTTCCATCCGTATATCCAACCTTTTCAATGGTCTTGTCTTCCTGATCCTTGACATACATGATCTGTTGCGCACGGATGATTGCAGCATATTGAATGGTGATCAGTTCCCAAATCACATCAAGCGGATTGGACTTGTCCATGGATTCTATGATTTCACGGGTTTCTTCCGGAAGATATCTGCTATAGATCCCATGCTTCAGGGCGTTCTTATTTCCCTTTGGTGCCCCGTGACCAACACCGTTTTTATTACCAGGCTGACCGCCACGTTTGCGTTGCAACGTTGCATCTTCTTTCTTTTTCCGTTGCGTTGCAACGTTGCGTTTCCACTTATATCTGTTTTTCCAACTTCTGACTGTTCCTTCAGGTACGTTTAGCTGCCTTGAAATTTCAATCAGTTCTAAACCCTCATTGAACAATTCAAAGGCTTGGTTGCGTACCTCTGAATTGACTTTCTTCAAGGCTTCACCCCACTATTCACTTGTTGTTATTTTTTAATAGGTCATCATTAAACGTGCCTTTGTCGCAAAAATAAAAGGAATCAGTTATATTTCAAACTGATTCCCTTAATGATCCGGAAAGAAGGGTAAAGCAAGGAGGTCAAGGGTTGGCAAGTCCCTATCTGAGCAACTTTACCCTTCAAAGGAAAACCCGGACTGTTTGCCGACAAAAAACAATCCGGGTATTACGCCATAATATCAACTTACACTATACCACTTACCGACTATGAGAAAAAATACATAACAAATCAGATTTTGTCAGATTTTTGCCTGGACTTCTTGATCAGACCCAGTTTTTGATGATACCTGTCATAAAACTGTAGTAACGCCTGACCGTTAAGCTGCTGCACATATCGGGTATTGTATCCCATTTCTATAGCAATATGTTCCCATGACTGGAACTGCATATATTTCTTGTGCAGCACGGCAATGTACCGTTCATCAGACAGATCATTGATCATGTCCGTCACACGCATTTTGAAATCAAACAGTTCATCAATTTTCCGGGTAATTTCACGTTCCTTTTCTTCGATCATTGCGTAAATGGTGCTGAACTTATCCTGATCCGGGCAAGACTGCACACGTTCCTTACTGTAATCAAATCCCCCGACTGAATACAGCTTTTCCCGTAACGCTTCTTTATCCTTGATCAGGTTATTGATCCGGGCATCCTTCCGTTTCACCTGTTCTAAATATTCCTTGGCGGTTAATTGCCGCATTTGAATTACGTCCTTTCACTTAAATCCGGTTCAAGATAAGGTTCAAGATGGTTCAAGATGATTTTCGGTATCTTGAACCGCCGTTTGCCCTTATAAATCAATGCTTTCCGGGCTTGGGTTCAAGATGGTTCAAGATAAATGCCCCTATATTCTATATTTATATACTTTTATTATTTTCAGAATCAGAAATATCAGTATAAAAATATATTATTTCTATGATTTATAAAGAAAATCAATTTTATCTTGAACCATCTTGAACCGATAACGCAAACCCGCATAAATAAAGGCTTTTCAGCGGTTCAAGATGAATTTTTTATCTTGAACCTATCTTGAACCATCTTGAACCGCTGACCCTCAAAAACTACTTTCAACAGTTGAGAACCACACAACCTTTGTAGTTCGCATTCTTACAAACCTTCTTCATCTGTGCTGCAATCGTTGTTTTCTTGATCGTTCCGTCAGAAATCACATAAGTCTTTCCTTCTTCCTTGTCATGTACCAAAACAACTGTATGAATTGGGTTGCCCTGTTCAAACGCAACGACAAGACCATTATGCAGCGCATCGGTAAGAATCTTTGTGGTTGGCGTTGCATGGTATTTTGCCACTGTCTTTTTTGCAAGCTTGTTCAATCCGGCTGAAACACCCTTGACAGTGTACTTTGCACGCAGATACTTCTTCAGGTTCTTCTTTGCATATCCGTATATTTCCGGAAGGGTCTTCTTACTTCCGTTGCAGCGTGCTAAGAAATAGAACGCTACCAGGCTGCACCCGTGGTTTGCAATGAACTTTGTCCTGTAACTGTGCTGTGACGGAATCAGGACGTTCTTATACTGATTCCATGAAATCTTATACGGATAATACTTACTATTTCTTTTTGTGATCTTCACTTAAACACCTTCCCTGTTTTCCTTTCCCGGAACTGGATCCTGTTTGTGATATCAAATCCGGCAAGACCGGCAACATACCTGATGTTCTTCATCAGATCTGATATCACGGCTTCAGTTTCCTTCCGTTCTTCTTTTTCGATGTTGCTTAACGCTTCCCCTACTGTAGGATCACTGTAACCTTCACTGTTTTTATACATCACACATCCCCGGCTTTCCGGTATAATGATTCATCAGTATGAAATCCTTCCGGATAACGTTTCTTCAGTTTTTCAATATTGATGATCATTACATCTTCCAACGGCACACCCAGGGCTTCAGCGGTAGTTGCCACATACCAAAGCACGTCACCAAGTTCCCGGATCAGATGATCTCGGTCAAGGTCGTGACCGTGGAACAAGGTTTTCTTTACAACTTCAATAGCTTCCCCGGCTTCGCCACACATCCCCATGACACCTTGCATCATCAGGTTGTTAGGCGTTGCCGCTGCAACCCCTGAAGCCGTTCGCATACATAGTTTCTGATACTCATTAGCTGTCATCTTTGATCACCCCCATAAACAAGCAGCGGCGTACCGGCGGGTACTTCATCACTGTCTTCCAACACCAACACAACTGAATTGTTTTCCTTACTCTGAAGAAATAATCCGTTTTGCGCATGGTAAGCAGCATAGACACCTTCCTGGATACCGGCGGGTATCTGATCATCAACCCACACGTGCCTGACCGGTTCTGTTCCATCATAGAATCCAAGCAGACCGGTCTTGGTGTTCAGCATCAGGAAATAACCGTCAGCATCATAGTGCAGTTCCTGTCTGTTCATATCCTGTATCCCACGGATCCTTGAAACACTAATGCACATAACAGTAACCATTGTTGCTACCAGGATAACGGCAATGACAATAAGAAGTTTATTCCGTACCAAACAAATCACCCCCAAACAGATCTACATATGGAAGATGCAGAAGAAAATCAACAAATAACCGCCATTCATCAAGCTTGTGTCCTTTGCGCTGCCTGATCATAGAAACGGCGTTTTCATAGTTCATGGTTACGGTACGCCGCTGATTGAAGGAACTTGGTAACAACTGGATCATCTGCCACCATTCTTCTTTAGACTTGGATTTAAGATAGCGTTTTCGGTACCAGTTCAGATTTTCAATGGTGCAGTCCAGACAGCCCCTTGCACCTTCATCAAGGTGTTCATGACTGAAATCATCCATTGTGAATTCATGATCCGCAATCTTGTGCATGGTGGAACAGGAATTTGCAACGGTACCGACCTTATAAGTATCGAATTCTTTCCACCAATACAGGGGGGCTATGATATCCACGCTGATAAATACCTGACGTAAAAACTTCCTGTGTTCTGTTCCGGCATTATACAAACGCTTCATCAGATCCAGATCATTTTCCCCAAGATTGAATAAGGGTACTTCAATCAGATCCCCGTTTTCATCGGTATCCTGTACATCAATGTAACGACTGTCTGACTTATCCCATGAATTCATAGGATTACGCATTCCCCGGATAGCGTGTTCCCACCCCCATATTTCAGCGTTTTCAATTTTTATCATTGCAGTATTCCCCCTTAATGAACCTGATATTGTCTTTCAGCTTTTCCACCTTCTTTTTAAGGTGATTGAAATCACGCTTTGCAGCACGTGCAATTTCCCCATACTTGATACGCTTCTGACGGAATTCCTTGATCTGATTCTTAGTAAGTGCTACACCGTTAGGCATCTTCTTTGACTGGATCATGTTCTGTGTGCTGCTTTCTTCCGTGTGGTAAGTATCATATTCCTTTGCTTTGACCTTCATTTCAGCCTTGGTTTCTTCAAGTGCTTCCTGAAGGATATAGACCACTTTTTCCCAAAAGTCATCTTGTGAATAATCCATCTGAACTGTGTTGTTCAGTTTCTTAATCCTTTCCTTGGAAGTGGGGAAGAATTCTTTAACAACAATACTCATTCGACCGGATCCACAATTCCATGTAAGGGTTAAAATATCGTTCATGTCCTTTACTCCTCTCCGTTAATCCACATTAAGATAAATAGCAGATTGAATAGAAATAGGGGAAAACCCAGTATGAGATAGAGAACAACAATTATGACGCAAAACCATCCTTCAAAATCCATATCTTTATCCTTTCACAAATATGCGGCACTTCTTACCCTGGATCTTCTTATCAGCAATACTTAACCGTAACTGCTTCATCATGACTTTACTGAACTGAATCTTTGACATTGGGTTCATGTTGTTTTCCGCACAAAATACGGTGTACCGGCGGTAAACGTCAGCCGTTGATTCATTCAGAATATCCGTTTCAAGATCCGCTTCCTGGATAAATCCAAGGATCGGGTTGTTTTCCGCTTCATAATCATCAATCTGTTTCTTTACCTTATCGGACTGTGTGAACTTGCTACCAGGTGCATAGATCCGCTTTAGACCTTCAATACCGACCCGCAGCAGATACATTCTTGGTTCTTCTGCTTTCAGTTCGTGATAGATGTTTTTGTTGTACCCCGGTGATCCTTCTTCAAAGACTGCTTCAAAAGGAATGATGATCAGACGGTCAAGTACCGCACCGGTCTTATCCTTCATCCGGGGAATGTCGTTTGCTGAAAACAGAAGTTTTATATACGGATTGAATTCAAACGGGTTCAACCCCTTCTGTTCTGCTTTGATCCTGTTCCCGGCAACAATTTTTTTGAAGATTGCCACCTGTGAACCGGAAAGAAAGTCATCCCCGATATCATCCCCAATGTTGGCAAGCTTTCCAAACATCATTGCCGTACTGAAACGGTCTGACAGTTCCTTCAGATCAAGGGCTGATATATTCCGTTCCCCAAGGGTATCTTTCAGCCATGACAGGAAGGTTGACTTTCCGTTCCGCTTCCCGCCGGTCAGAATAAAGGCTTTCCGCATTCCGTCATTCCGGCGGTACAGGCAATATCCAACGCATTCTTCCAGTAATGCCCGAATCCCGGCATCCCCACATGACAGTGCATTCAGTGTGGTATCACCAAGTTCACTGTAACAATTCGGGTCATAGTCCAGATCAATCAGATTGGTAATAGCTATGTCCGGGGTGTAATCAAGGATCTTATCTTCCACAATGTCATAGATCCCATTCCGGAATGCTATATACCGTGCATCAGCCATTTCAATAGACGGTGCAATCAACCGCAAATACTTAATGGTTTCAAGGCGTTGCGCTGACCGTAAGTTAGGTATGATTTCAATCATCTTCCGTTCAATGGCTTCCTGATCACCGTCATATGCACCATGTCGGTATACGTGTAACTGACCGCCAATCTTTACAATGTGCTGTGATGCAACAAGATATCCGGCAAACTTGTCAAACAGGAACGAACCATTCTCATTGAAAAAACTTGGTATCTGAAAAGCATCTTCCCTTAATATGACTTCCAGTTCCTTGTCATCAAGGGGTGTTGCAAATATATACTTGTTTGCATTGGTCAGGATCCGTCTGATCACGTCATTGCTGATCTGTAAAGACTGTAGGATCAGAATGTATTTGAACAGTTCATCATTACGTCCGTCCCCTGGTTTCAATCCCCACAAATCAATGTTGGTCTTCACCGGATACAGTTCTTCCGGTAATTCCTGGTATTCTTCACCTTCCAGAATGTCATATTCCGGCGGGAACCGGTCTTTGCCGTGAACCCGCAGCGGAATGTATGTTGATCCTCTGTGAAGATCTGCAATCAGACCAACAGCAAGCTTCTTATCCTTTCCACTTCTAAGTGCTTTCTTGGTGTTTTTCCAATAAGTATGACCACCATGTGTTGACGGTAATGCCAAACAACGCCAATTGTTCTGTTCAGCAATGTTCAAAAAAGCATTGAACAATTCAGGGGTATCAAACGATACGTCAATGAAATCTTCATTAAGAATCGCACCAAAATATTCTTCTGATTGGACTTCTTCAAAGGTACTGATTGAAGCACGTCCCTTGACCTTTTCAGCGGGGTGTTTACCGTCACCGTTGGGGTTCCCTTTAACATAAGTCTTGAACACCCTGTCATTTCCTTTCCATGTTTCAGTGACACTCATACAACCACCCCATAATCTTTCAGTCTTTTCTTTGCTTCATTGATGTACCATTGCTTATCTAAATGTTCCGGACAACTGACACCATCCGTACTGTCATTAAAAATGAAACAGTGATCCGGCGTGTTGCCAAACTTCATAGGTTTTTTCCCGCCGCCCTTACACTTCAGGATCCGTCCGTCGTCCGGGTTCTTGGAAGCAAATACCCTGTAAGACTTGTAACTGTACCGTTTGGTCTTGGTGTATTCATAATATGTTCTGATCTTCCTTACACCGGTGCGGCGTTCGATGCGTCCACCACATTCATGTTCTACCCATAAGAACTTGTCAGATAGCTTTACAAGCTTCTGGAACATGATCAGGTCATCACAGTCACCTATGGTCTTTTCAACCGGCACCTTATTCACCATGTATTCAACCAGGGCTTTGTTTAAGATCGGAAGATCATTGTCTATCGGGGAAAGGGTTTTTACATACGCACCCTTCCTTTCTACGTTTCCTTCCGCATCAATCCAAAGGTAATTGTTCACATCCTTCTGATAAATTTCAGCAATGGTATCAAGTCCAAGAAGGATTGAACACTTATCTGTTGAACACCTGGATTCCCAATCAAAACAGATATCATCCACCATTTCAAATGCTTCATCTGTATCCGGGATTCGGATGATCAGACCGTCCGTATTTGACTGAATCAATTCAAAACCCGGTACTGCTTCCAGATGTTCAATCAGGTCAAGCAGCATCAGTTGACCATTGATACACATGATGTTGTTATTCCGTGGATCATACGCCGGGTTGGTGGCATCCTTCATTGCACCAGACAAAGCGTTCAGCAGCTTCTTATAAGGTGCCTGTTCTTTCTTCTTTCCGGCTGCTTTCAATGCCATGCGGGTATCATAAACATTTTTGTACTGTTCCGGCTTCTTTGCCGCACGTGTAACCAGATTCCAGGCAATCAGCAACGATGGATAGTAAGAACCCACGTCAACATGAAGGATCAGACCGGTAATGTGACACGGATGATCAATAGCACCGTGCAGACCACCAAAACCAAACGTGTGCGGAATCCCGGCAATTGTGGTTTCAAGTGACCGGCTGTAAAAGTGTCGGTGAAATTCCCATGAATCCCTGTCTACTTCTTCACAACCAAGTTCAGCACTTGCGATCTTTACCGCATTCCTGAACCAGTCCATCACATAGGCATATTTCTTTAACTGGACACAAGGAAGGATGAAATAATCAAATTCATCATTGAAATATGACCGTTCACATTCCAAGACCTTTGACGTGATCCGGGCTTCCGTATCACCCACACAATTCAAAGGAAGGTCAAACGCCTTTACAATACCGAATTGTGCGTCAAACTCTGAACGCCGCTGCAAAAACACCTTCACGGTTTCTTCCACATCGTGTCTGCAATAAAACACGGTCTGATCTATTTCTTCCTGTGTCAGTTTCCGGTTAATATTGAAAGGTACATCTGTTTCCTTGATATTGGATCCAAGAAAACCTTCCAGTGTCTTCAATCCAATAGGCGGGTTCGGCATTACGTCAAAATTGTTCAGCGGGATCTTTCGCAGCAGACTTGAAAATTGCCACGGTTCGTTTTTCTGAACAATGATCCAATCATTCAGTTCCTTTGGATCCAGACCACACAAGATACATTTCAGGATCCATTGATCATAGTGGCGGCTGTTGTATCCAACCCAAATATCATCACGATTTGCCTGATAGATTGCTTCAAGTTCTTCTTTGGAATTGATAACCACGTGTTCTTTTTTCATCTTCATGTCGAATATGACCACCAACCAGTCATATTTGAACACTTCAAAGTCATAGAACAGCATAATAATCACCTACCTTCACCCCGCATCCCAAACCCCGTTTCCGGGGCTTGGGGGGGGGGATAGTTGCAAACTTGAAAGTTAATCTTCAAGAACCCTCACAATGCTGATGGAATTGAACGCTTCAGTGTCATAATCCACTTCATATTCCATTTCCATTTCTTCAACAGCTTCCGCAATGTCCAGGATCTGATCCGCAAACTGACCATAGCTTTTGAAGTACGGAACAATCAGTTCCCCGGTTTCGTCTTCCGCTTCCAGTTTCGCAAGCCACCTTTCAGCAGATGCAATCATGTTCCCATCGTTCTTAGTCCCTTTAAGGACACGGTTCATGAACATCAGGCGGTTCTTGTACTTACCGTTAAGAACCTTTGCCGCAATCTTCAGCATCGGTCTTTTATCGGTTTTGGTAAGACCGGCTTCAATCGTGGTGAACTTTACTTCATATCTTCCGGCGGGAAGATCTTCAAAGTTTCCACCCTTTCTTGATTCTGCAATATCTTTCTGAAGCTGTGCTTCATCCATGTTGCTTTCATAATCTTTCCAAACGTTACCCATAGTTATCTTCCTTTCTGATCTGCTAACAGCAGCCAAATAATTATTAAAACGATCATTACCAGGGGACTACCTTCGGTGACCGCCCCTAAAATAAAACTGAGTATCAACCAGATCATGATCATGCTTTCCTTCTACGTCTGCTTGCACGGGGCTTCATACCTACGTCTTCCGGCTTGACCTGAAGTTCCGGATGCTGATCAATTTCTTCAAATGGAATTTCTTCAGGTTCTTCCGGTTCCACCTTGCGTTTCTTCCTGGAACGGGTCTTCTTTTCTTCCTGTTCTTCTGCTGCCTGTTCTTCGGGTGTTGCCCCCACGATGGTACCGGTTCCCGTGTCAACGTCAGCAACGCTTTCCTTGCGGGACTTTCTACCACGCTTCTTTTTCAGATCTTCATCCGCAACAGTGTTTGCAGCATCTTCAGCAGCAATTTCTTCATCCGTCTTTGCCCCTTCCATGTAGTAATAATTGCGGATCTTTTCTTCCACATACTTCAGGTCATTGGGAATTGCCACTGACGGGAACATACCTTCCGGAGACTTCAGGGTGTTGGATCCGTTGTTCTGTGTCATGAAGTAATACTTCCCATCAACAACGGACGTTCCAAGGACGATCATGAACAATCCTTCCACCGTCAGATAATTGTCCAGGGCTTTACCAATGGTCTTGATCTGTACCCGCCCGGTGTCATCGTTGTACTTCACGTGACTGTTGATAAAAACAATCACGTCATCCGGAAGTTCGGAAAGAGTATCCAGGACATCAGCATACGGCTGCTGAATCTCATTGAACTTATCCCAACCCTTTTCACCAACACGCTTCATCATGGGGACACCAAGAATGTACTGGAAATCATCAATGACAATGTTCTTCTTGGTTGTCTTCTTCAATTCCCGGATGATGCTTTCACCATCGGGGGTCTTTACAATGTCATACTTGCCACGGAAGGGAAGAATGGGTTTTGCCACGGAAAGGATCTTCACTTCTTCCGGCTTGAAATTATGAATGGAATAGGTCTTGCCTGTTCCGCTTTCACCTAAGATCAATACACCAATTGCCATTTTATTTTTCCCCTTTCTTTTTCTGCTCAACAGTAACTGCCTTGATCATCTTTTTCAGACGGGTATTGGATCCATATACCCTTTTGGCAAGTGCCGCCGTAAATGCGTCATAATCATCCGGAATTTCATCTTCAGCACACCTTACAACGGTTTTGCTTCCATCATCCCAGAAGACAATGGTAGCCTTACCTGACTTGATGATCCTGACCGGAACCGGTATACGATTCCCAAAGATACCGCTCATAAGTGCTTCTATTGCTTCCCCCGCAGCCATTGCGCACGCTGCTGTATTTTCAAATTCAGCGGGTGATTCAAGCCTTCTTGACTTCCTTACTCTTTTTTCCATGTCCTATACCTCACTTTCTTAAATGAACGGAAGATCTTCATCTTCTTTGGTTTCCGCTTTCTTTGCTTCCGGCGGGTCTTTCGGTGCAAGCATCTTTGTTTCCACGATGTGGGAAGCCCACATATCAGCCCAATGAAGGATCAGAAGAAGTGGGGTTTCATGCCCAGGTACAATTGCCATACCGCCCGTTTCACGGTCATACAGTCCATCGTGGTACATGATTGCAAATTCTTCTTCTTCCGTGAAATCAATGAACCTGTTTGCAATGATCACTGAACGGAATGCGTGCGGGATGTTGGCAAGTTCCTTATTCCGTTCATAGGGCTTTGCTTCAGACTGCTTCCCGGACTTCAGAATGTTGGGAACATACAACGCCTTGCCATGATCCCCACACTTACCAAGATCATGAAGGGCTGCACACAAGGTAATTGATTCCCGGAAGTCCGGATACTTTGCACCCAAAAGGGCGTAACCGATGTTTTCAGCAGCAATCATGACGTTGCGGGTATGCTGCACAAGTCCGAATTCACAACACAGATGATTCCCGCCGGAACAGGGTGCATGAAAGAATCCCACTTCATCCAGGTACAGGATCAGATCTTCCATACCTTCCCGCTTGATTTCCTTTAATCTGTTGACAACATACGCTTTGTTGTCTAATTCTTCCGGCTTGTAATTTACCGCCGGATCCGTGACCTTTTTCTTCATTGCCATTTGCTTATCCATCCTTTCATTTGTATTCATACTTCAGCAATGCGCTGTATGATTCATCAAACGCTTTAATCAGTGTGTTCAAATCAGATTTGAACTGTTCAAACCCTGACGGGAACAGGATTACCCCATCACCCCCGGAATCCCTGATCCTGTTAGTATTGATCTTCTGTATCTCTGTTGCGGATCCATGAGAAGCCTTGACTTCAACTGACAGGAACCGCCCCCTGACACAACAGATCAGATCCGGAATACCGGCTTTCTGGAACCCGCCACCCCACACTTTGAAGTACCAACCTACCGGGTCAACAGTCATCTTGTGTTCCGGATATCCCGCCGGATAGATCCCAACCGTGTGAAAGAAGTTTTTTATCCTGGTTTCAAAGTTCTTTTCTTCAGCCATATCAGTACCATCCTTCGTACTGTGACAGGTTGTATTTGTCATAAAGCTGATTTCTGATGGATACTTTGCATTCCCGGAAGAATTCTTTCAGCGCAAGGATCATTACAAATCCGGCAACAGGTATAAACACTTCACCCCCTAAACCGTCATACCCTCGGACTGAATCAGCGTAAACAAACGCCATTGGTGTGATTCCACTAAAAAGTCCAATCAAAAATGAAGTAGCAATAATATTGATTCGGTTGATACGGGCACATTCTTTCTTCCATTCTGTTTTGAACCTCTGTTCCATCCTATCCCGTTCAAACGTTTTCATCCGTACAGTATTTGTTGAATAACTCATCTGTATAATCCTTTCTCAATTTCAAAGTTTTCAGAATGTCTACTTCCACGGATCCTTTACAGATCATGTGGTAATAAAAACAAGGCTTGTCCTGACCGATTCGGTGTATACGCTTCTTTGACTGTTCAAACAGTTCCGATTTGTCCGGAAGTGTAAAATACACAACCTTATTTGCTTTCTGAAGGTTTAACCCCATCGCACCGGCTTGGTACTGTATGAAGGTGATTGAATCATTTTGTTCTTCATAGGCGGTCAGATCCTTCTTGGATCCGTTCACGATTGATACCGGGCGTTTGGCTGCTTCTGCACTTTTGATCAGAAGATCCAGTTCAGCATTGAAGTTGTAAAAAACAATCAATCTGTCTTCCGTGGAATCCAACAGATCGTCAAATGCCCTGATCTTGTCCGGGTTAAACTGACCGCATAACTGTCTTGCATATAATCGTTTGGTCAGCGTGGTATCACCAATAAGCTGCTTATCATCCACCCACACAACCCGTTCTTTCATGAACTTTCGATACTGTGAAGTAACCGGTACCTTGATATGAACGTCCTGTTGCCCCGGAAGGAAGAACGCTTCTTCTGTTTTCATAAAGACCGCACCATGTGCAGCAAGCTTCTGTTTAAGGCGGTCAACATTCTTGTATCCCCTGATGACCGGAATCATGAATCCGGATCCATCCACATCAATGAATTCCGTAATCACATACTGCTTGTAATAAAGGTCTTTACTGATTCCCCAACCAAGAAGGTGAAGTTGTGACCAAAGGCGTTCATACTTTCCCGCCGTGGGTGTTCCTGACAACAGGATCACGTTTTCCGGCTTCAGCTTCAGAATGAACTTGGAACGCTTTGCGGTTTCGTTCTGAATCATGGAAGATTCATCAAGCATCAGTGTGAAGTCTTCCAGGTTGTTCAGTTCCGGTCTTCTCCAAGCCAATTCATAATTGATGACCGCTATCATGGAATAGACCCCTATATTCTGGAAAAACATTTCAAAGTCCTTTTTCCTGGTAAGGTCATACACTTCCGTAAATCCGTAAACGTCTTTGAAATGATCCACCCAATCATCAACCTTTGATTTCTGACAGATGACCAGGTTGATATCCTTTCCAAGTTGGATCATTTTTTCGGATCCAACGTATGTCTTGCCTAAACCGGTCAACCCATGTCCAGATAATAAGCAACCCGGTTGAACCCCTTTGTAAGATCCAGTGCTTTCTTTTGATGCTCATATAACTTGATGGACATGATCAGCTTCACCCCCTTTCCGGATGTGACTTATGCCACGCTGCGTGTTCAGCTTGACTACTGAAAATCATTAGATTAGAAGGGTCATTGTTTCGTTTATCTCTATCTATGTGGTGTACTACTTCACCTTTTTTTAATGGTCTTCCGAGTATTTCTTCAGCCACTATTCGATGGGTATGCCTACCGTAAGTTTTTTCATAACTTTTACCTTCTCCGGTATTTAAGTGTGCTTCCCGTAATTTCTTTCTGACTTCAGGCGTCATTCTGGAAGGGTTCAATTCTCTATTCATAAACTTCATGTGACACGCCTTACAACAAAAATGATTGACGGATCTACGAAACTGGGAAGGTGGTATAGTTTTTGATTTACCGCATTCGTCACAGTTAATCATTATTGGCATATTGCCACCCCTTCAACTTCTGCAAACTTCTTTGCATTGATGAAGTATGACCACTGATTTTCAGAAGTCTTGATTGCATATCCCCAGGGGAATACACCCTGTTTCAACCCCTTCCTGACTGTTTCGTGATTCATCCCAAGAAGCTTTGCAGCCTTTTCAACGGTAATCCTCTGAATCTTTTCATCCGGCGGTAATACCGGAACCCTTACTTCTACCCGGTCAAGTTCTGAAGGATCCACACCAAGGGCTTCAGCAATTACAACCTTGCGTTCCGGTGTCGGCTCATTCTTTCCGGAAAGGTATTGACTGATTGAAGACCTTCCGATTCCCGTAATCTTGGAAAATTCTGCCTGGGTAATCCCCTTTTCTGTCATGATCTGTTTCAAGTTGTCTGCAAACATTGATTATTCATCCCCTTTCAAGCAGATATTCTATCTACTTCAACCGCAAAAAAATATAGCGTTACAATCTTCATCAGAAAGATTCAACAGTTCCTTCAGGATCTGAATTTCAGAAGCCTTGAATTCACTTTCGTTGTTCACCTTCTTCATGAACCCATGGTACGTCAGACCACACTTCTTTGCAATAAAGCTGACCTTGTACCCGGAATCATCAATCTTCTTCCTCAGCATTGTTATATTCGTCATTACCTTCACCACCTTTCTTAATCTTCCGGGAAGCAGTTATTGTTGTACTGCTTCCGCACTCTTATCAGAACCCCATCCCCAAGATCTGTTACCGATACTACCTTATATTTCTTTCCTGAATCCTTCAGTTTTTCAAGCCATGCGGCATACTGAATCTTTGATTCAAATTCAAGGATCTGTTCAATCCA